AGGAGGCTCGTTGAATGATTATATGGCAGATATTATCATAAGACATTTTAAGCAAGATGGCTCAACAGCTAGAACATATAAAATATTTGATGCTTTTCCAACTGATGTTGATGGTTTAGATTTATCTTTTGATGCAGGAGATACACTAAGCGAATTCGGAGTAACATTCCAATACCACTATCTTACAGCTAAGAGTGGTGTTGATGATGTAACCGCTGATGACGATTTGAGTGCATAAAAGTGTTATAAATAAAACTGTAATAGTTTCATTAAAAAGGAGAGAACTATTACTCTCCTTTTTTTATACATAGGATATTAAAAATGGCTATCAAGTTATTCGGTTTTAAAATAGGAAAAGACGAACCTGAACAGGAGTTTAAATCTTTCGTACCAAGAGACGAAGATGACGGCTCAGTTGCAGTTGCTTCAGGTGGAGTTTACGGCACATATATTGACTTAGAAGGTTCTCTTAGAACTGACTATCAATTAGTAAACAAGTATCGTGAAATGGCAATGCAACCAGAGTGTGATGTTGCTGTAGACGATATTGTAAATGAAGCAATTGTTTATGATGAAGAGGGCAAACCTGTAGAAATAGTATTAGAACATTTGAAACAACCTCAAAGCATCAAAAATAAAATTCGTGATGAATTTCAATACATACTTCAACTTCTAGATTTCGGAAACACCGCATACGATACATTTCGTAGATGGTATGTTGACGGAAGAATATATTATCATTTAATCATAGATGAAAAAAATCCTAGATTAGGTCTTCAAGAACTAAGATATATTGACCCTAGAAAAATTAGAAAAGTAAGAGTAAATAAAAAAGAAACAGATAAATCTACAGCAATGAAGATTTATAAATCTCAAGATGAATATTTTGTTTACTCAGAAAAAGGATTTTTGCGTGATAATACTCAAGGAATAAAAATTTCTTCAGATTCAATTTGCTATGCAAGTTCTGGTCTTTTAGACAAAGATGGTAAAGTTGTAATATCTCATTTACATAAAGCAATCAAACCTTTAAATCAATTGAGAATGTTAGAAGATGCCACAGTCATTTACAGAATATCTAGGGCGCCTGAAAGAAGAATATTTTATATTGATGTAGGAAACTTACCTAAAATAAAAGCAGAACAATACTTGCGTGATGTAATGACAAAGTATAAAAACAAACTTGTCTATGATGCACAAACAGGTGAGATACGAGATGATAGAAGATTTCAAACAATGCTTGAAGACTTCTGGTTACCTAGAAGAGAAGGTGGAAGAAGCACAGAAATATCTACGCTTCCTGGCGGTCAAAACTTAGGAGAAATGGAAGATGTGCTATATTTTCAAAAGAAAGTTTATAAAGCACTAAATGTTCCATCTTCTAGATTAGAACAAGATAATGGATTTTCTTTAGGAAGAACTTCAGAAATCACAAGAGATGAATTAAAATTCCAAAAATTTATTGATAGGTTACGTTTAAGATTTACAATTATGTTTGATAATCTTATGGAGACTCATTTAGTTTTAAAAGGCATTTGTACTAAAAATGAGTGGAGACAAATGAAAGAAAATATAAATTATGATTTTATTTCTGATACTCATTTTACAGAACTAAAAGAATCTGAAATTATGAGAGAAAGATTAGCAGTTTTAAGTGATGCTGACAATTATGTCGGAAAATATTTTTCTACAGAATATATTCGCAAACATGTATTACATCAAAGTGAAGATGAAATGAAACAGATGGATAAACAAATGAAAGGTGAAGAACCTTCTGAGGAACCTTCTCAGCAATCAGAACCAGAATCAGAGCCAGATTCGGAACCAGAAAACAATCCTGAAGAGAGTAATACTGTTCAACAAATAGAGCAAACAAAAGAATCTAATGAATTAGCAAAATCTATGGTAGAACTTTATGATGGTATGTTAAAGGAAAAATAAATTGAAAAAATTCAAAGATCACTCAAACTTAATTAAAAAAGATGTTCTAATTAAGGAAAATGCTGATTTATCTTTAGAAGAGTTGATAGAGCAACTTAGAAAAAAACCTATAACAAAAGAATCTATTAGAGAATCTTTATACTTAGCAACATCTGTAAAATATACAGAAAAGAACACTTAGAATCTAAAATTCCCACAATAGAAGAACTGCAAGGTCCTAGAGGAGTGCAAGGTCCTCAAGGAGATAAAGGTGAGCGAGGAGATCGTGGTCTTCAAGGACTTCAAGGAATACAAGGAACAAAAGGAGATAAAGGTGAACAAGGCGAAGCAGGCAATCCAGGTGGTCCTGCTGGACCGCAAGGAGAAGCAGGACTACAAGGTCCAGCAGGTCCTCAAGGAGAAAGAGGTGAGAAAGGAGATCGAGGAGAGAAAGGCGAAAAGGGAGACAAAGGGGACACAGGTTCTCAAGGACTACCAGGCGTAGATGGAAAAGATGGACTTACTGGAGAAAAAGGAGAACGTGGTAAAACAGGAGCAAGAGGACTTAGAGGATTAAAAGGATTAACAGGAGTTGCAGGTAAAGATGGATTAGATGGTAAAGATGGTAAAGATGGTGTAGACGGAAAAGATGGTTTAAAAGGAGAAAAGGGAGATGTAGGACCTGCTGGTTCTCAAGGTGAAAAAGGAGAAAAGGGAGAAAAAGGAGATGCAGGTCAAGATGCTGATTTAACCAAAGCACAAGAAGAATTTTCTAAATTTAAAAAAGTTTTACAAGATGATTTAAGTAAATATAAAACTAGAGTAAATGCCCAGATTGCAAGAACTATAGGTGGAGGTAATGCAGGTTCTGGTGAAGTTAATTTAAAATTTTTAGATGATGTAGATACTACAAATCTAGCTAATAATAAGATTTTAAAATACAATTCAAGCACAGAAAAATTTGAGTTCGGTGATGATGCTACAGGAGGTGCATCAATAAATTTAAGCAGTCTTACTTTAACTGGAAACGCTACAGTACAACATTTAATACCTTCAGCGAATGTTACTTTTGACTTAGGTTCTCCTACTAGATTTTTTAGAGATTTGTATTTAAGTGGAAATACTCTTGTACTAGGTGGACAAACTATTTCTTTAGACAATTCTGGAAAATTAAAATTACCTTCTGGAACTAAAATTAATAATTTAGATCCAGCAGATACAAAGCTCATAGCACAAGCTGGTAGAGATAGAGGAAATACAGGATTTAATTTAGCACAATCTTCACATAACTTAGCTAACACTAATGCAGTTTTGGCTCAAGCCGCTAGAGATGAATCGAACACAGTAAACTTAATTGCTACAGCGGCCAGAAGCGAATCAAATACAGTTAATGTATTAGCACAAGCGGCTAGGAATGAATCGAATACAGTAAACTTAATTGCTACAGCGGCCAGAAGCGAATCAAATACTGTGAGTGTTATAGCAACAGCGGCTAGAAACGAGTCAAACACAGTTAGCGTATTAGCACAAGCGGCCAGAGATGAGTCTAATACAGTTAATGTATTAGCACAAGCGGCCAGAGATGAGTCTAATACTGTAAGTGTTATAGCAACAGCGGCTAGGAACGAGTCTAATACAGTCAACGTAATTGCAACGGCGGCTAGAAATGAATCAAACACAGTTAGCGTAATTGCACAGGCAGCCAGAAATGAATCAAATACAGTAAATGTATTAGCACAAGCTGGTAGAGACACAGCTAACACAAGAGTAACAACAGGAAAATCTATCGCAATGGCAATCGTATTCGGATAAAGGAAAATTAAATGGCAAACCCAAACATTGTAAATGTAACAAGCATCTTAGGAAAAAATGCATTCTTAGCCTTAACAACAAGTTTTCAAACTATAGTAACGAATGCTAATAGTTCAGATAAAATTTTAAAAATTAATAGTTTAATTATTAATAATATAGATGGAACTAATGCCGCCTCTGTTAGTTCTGTCATAGCCAATGCTACAAGTTTAGCACTTTCAGGTTACTTAGCTAATACAATTAGTGTTCCTGCTGATTCATCATTAGTTTTAATTTCAAAAGATACTTCAATCTATATTTTAGAAAATCAAGTACTAAGATTGAGTGCAAGTGCTAATTCTGATCTTCACGCAACTATATCATACGAAGAAATAAGTTGAGATGGCTTTTAACTACACTAGATATGGTAGCTACATAGGTAGTACAGTTAATTTAAAAACAAGTCAATTTACAAAGACAGGTGTTTTTCAAAACGCCCCTTATAAACCGTCTTTATTTGCAATGGAAAGATTAAGATTTACTCATAGTATAGATGGACTTTACGGTCCTAACTTAGCAACTGCAAGGAATGGAGTCAGTATTATTTCAGACGGACAGGTGAGTCAATTTCCAGATACGACTTGGAAATTTGTTCTTAGTAATTTTAACGTAATTAATAACGGAATAATGCAGTTTACTGTTCCAGAAACAGCGAAATATATTATAAGAGCCGAAGGTGCAGGTCATAGTAGTGCTAGTACTACTAATACGCATGGTGGTGGAGCAAGAATACAAGCATCATTCAACTTAGAGATAGGAAAGTTTTTATGGATTTTAGTTGGTCAAACCAACGATCAACCTGACAGTAGTAGAGCATTTGGCGGAGGTGCAGGAGGGTCATTTGTTACATATGGAGATGTTTTTGCTACTAGCGTTCCTTTAGTAATAGCAGGAGGTGGAGGTTTTCTCAGAAGCGGTAGTGGTTCTGCAACAAATAACGGAAAAATTCCAAATGATCACATCAACGGGCAAATAAGTACTCAAAGTGGAGAAGGGCGTACTAATAGTAGTTCAAACTTTGGACAAAGAGGTCTCGGAGGACATCATCAGTCAACTGCCGGAACAGCGGCTGGTTTTATTCAAGATGGTTCAACACATACAGACTTGAGAAGTGTTCCTACTTCCTTTACTCACTTTAATGGAGGTAGTTCAACAACTTACAGTTATAGCGGAAGTTATGACGAAGCAAAAAAATTTCATAACGGAGGTGCGGGAGGACAATTTAGAACAGGCTTTGATCTTCAATATATAGGTGACGGAGGATTTGGAGGAGGTGGTCCAGGTGGTTTTGGAGGCGAAGGTGGCGGTGGAGGATATTCTGGAGGTGGAAATGGAGATAATAGTAATGCCTCATTTTCAGGTGGCGGTGGAAGTTTTATCTCTGAAAATATAGCAGATGCAAATGATTTAGCAACAAGCACAGGAACATGGACCCGTGTTGGAAATGCGGGTACTCACCCTTATGCCCCATTAGCAAGTGCTTCTGGTTTTTTATCTTTTGGAAATTATAGAAATAACAATGGACAAGTTAGTATAATAAGAGTATAAAATTATGAAAAGAAATAAAGGACTAGTAAGAGCAATTACGGGCGAACACATTAGTGATACTGTTTCAGGTGTGTTTGATACATTTGATGTATATCAACAAAAGTTAATAAATGAATGGCCTGAAACTCCTGTGGGGCAAGTACTCTTTGATGTGCCAGGTGCAAATACTTTTACTGTTCCAACTGGTGTAACTTCTATCAGTATCGTTCTCATAGGCGGAGGCGGTAGTGGACGAGGACAAGTAACTTATGGCGGTGGAGGTGGTGGTGGAGGGCTGTGTTGGATAAACAACTTTCCAGTAACTTCAGGATCAACTTTGAATTTAAATGTAGGAGCAGGTGGTATAGGAGGTCATAATGGAGTATCAAATCCAGGTTCAAATACTTGGTTCTCAGCTTCTTCAGGACCAGGAAGAATAGTTGCTTCAGGAGGTGAAGGTGGTAAAGGGGCGCCTAATTCACAAAACGCTCAAGGTGGTTATCCAGATATAGGTTCTAATTTTTCTAGTCTTTCAAATGGAGGTGGTAATGGCGGGCTAGGTGGAGTACACAATCAAGGTGGCGGTGGTGGAGGAGCAGGCGGATATTCTGGAAATGGTGGAAATGGTCAGGGTTGGACTAATGAATCCAATCAAAGTAATCAGGGTCAAACTGCTGGACAAGGCGGTGGCGGTGGAGGTGGCGGAAGAACAGGTGGTGCAGATTTACATGGAGCAGGAGGTGGTGTAAATGTTTTTGGTCAAGGAGAAAACGGAGCGGCCGCAAATGCTACACAGTTTAATGTAGCATCTTCAGGCTACGGAGGTTCTGGAGGAAGTAGAGGACATAATCCACCACAATCATATCGTCCAGACACAGACTTTATTGGAGGAAATAATACTTTAACTGAACATGGTGGACCTTTTAGTACTCATACTGGAAACGCTGGAGGAACTATAGATAATGTAAGTTTTCTTATTAATAATATCAGCAGAGCAAGAACAGGACGTTTATTATGGCATTATGTTAATGGAAGTAGTTTTAGAGGTGATGTTCAAATTGATACTGTAGTATTAAGTGGAGGTGCTACTGCTACATTCGATTTTGATTCTGATGCTGATAACTTTATTACTACTCCAGACTCAAACGTAGATTTTGGAACTTGGAGTTCTGACCCAACAACTCAAATAGGAAATATGGTTGCCGTTAATCCTGGTAACACTAGCACTAGAGGGAGATGGAATAGAGATGCTAGTGGCACACCATCTGGTGGTACAGGTCTAGGTGTCGTAGATAATGGTTTTTATCTTTACGCTGAAGTTAGTGGCAGAAATTTTAGAAATATTTGGTTAGCATCTCCAGAATTTACAATTGCGGCTAATCAATCTTTGACTGTATCTTACAAACAAGCTAGAAATGGCTCAAACATAGGAGAAATTAAATCGTACTTTGTTGAAAATGCAAATACACCTCCTCCAGAAGTTGCAAACGGAACATATGGAGGATTTTACGGAGGTGGAGGTGGTGGTGCAGAGGGAAGCGGTGGAAATTCAGGAGATTTTAGAGGCGGAAATGGAGCCAACGGAGCAATCAGAATTATATTTGGACCTAATAGAGCGTTTCCAAATACAAACACAATAGACTTATCGAACTAAGGAGATGTAAATGTATTCGTATAAACAACAATATCCTATAGAAACTTTACCAGAAAGAATAAGACTTTCTGATGGCTCAGTACGAACTGATTCTTCAACTTTTACTGCTGATGAAATAGCTGATGCAGGATATGTGAGTGTAAGTAATCCGCCTTCAATTACAGAAAAGCAACTTTTAAACTGGACAGGAACAGAATGGAGCATAGTTGATAATACAGCGAATGCAACTTCAAAAAAATGGAAAGAAATTAGGACTGAAAGAAATAGAAGAATAACTGAAGCAGATGCTAGAGTTATGAGATATCACGCATTTGCAAGACTTGGTAAAGAACAGATTGACGAAATTGATACTTTAGACACATACATTCAGGAATTGAGAGACATAACGACACAATCTGACCCATTTAACATAAATTGGCCTACAGATATTACGGACGAAGGTGCTACTGAATAGCATTTTTTTATAAATAAATGGAATATGAATAGGAGATTAACACAATGAGCGACAAAGACAATATATTCAACATGCAATTTGCGGCCGCTGAAGGTTCGCCTACAGATTTTAAAACAGCGTTGTCGCAAGAATTAGAAAATAGAATAAATGTTATGAGAGAAAAAGAAAAGATTTCACTAAGTAATGAAATTTTTAAATCTCAAGAAGAAGAGGAAACACAAGAATGAAAAAGTTTAAAGACTTCATATTGGAAGAAAAACCAAATGCAAAACCTAAAGCAAAAGGTGAAGCAGATTTTGTTGCACAGCATAGTGTAGAAGTAACAGATAAAGAAGATCAAGCACAAAATTCAGCAAAAGTAGCCACTAAAAAATTTAAGAATAAAGCTGATAAAGAAAATTCTATGAAAATGGGAGAAGAAAAAGTTGATGAAAAAGAACTTTCTCCTCAAGAAAAGAAAAAGAAAAGTATACAGCAAATGAGAAAATTTGTTAGACAAAAAAAAGGTCACTAAGGAGTAATAAATGAAACTCATAACAGAAGTAAACGAACAAATAAAAGTTTTGACTGAAGAAGATAAAGGCGGTAAGAAACATTATTTTATTGAAGGTATCTTCATGCAGGCAGAACAAAAGAATAGAAATGGTAGAATGTACCCAAAAGAAATTCTACAAAAAGAATCTGAACGATACTCTAAAGAATATGTAGATAAAAATCGTGCGTATGGTGAATTAGGACACCCAGAAGGTCCTACTATCAATCTTGAAAGAGTATCTCATATGATTAAAGAACTCAAAGAAGATGGAAATAATTTTATTGGAAAAGCTAAAATTATGGACACACCTTATGGAAACATTGTAAAAAACTTAATGAGTGAGGGTGCTACTTTAGGAGTTTCTACAAGAGGTATGGGTTCTTTAGAAGAAAGAAATGGAGTAAAAGTCGTAAAAGATGATTTTTATCTTGCTACGGCGGCTGATATAGTAGCTGACCCATCGGCACCCGATGCTTTTGTAAAAGGTGTTATGGAAAGTAAAGAATGGGTTTGGGATAATGGAATAATTAAAGAAGTTGAAGTTGCTCAAATGAAAGAGCAAATTGAAAAAACACCTAAAAAATTATTACCTGAAGAAAAAGTTCGTATCTTTAGTGAGTTTATATCTAAACTCTAAAAATTATAAATAAAAGACAAATAGATTACTTTACATAGGAGAACAAGATGTCAGATTTAGAAAAGACCACGATAGCTGAAGACGAAGAAATTCTTGATACTGCTGTTGCCGATGAAGATACTACTATTGCTGAAGAAGAATTAGTGGCAGAAGTAGAGAAGTTAGAACAGGAAACAGAAGAAATCGCAGAAAAAGAAATGCCACCAGCTTTGAAAAAGTTCATGGATAAGAAAAAGAAAAATGGCGACATGAAAAAAGATGATGATGATTCCGATGATGATGAAGAAGATGATGAGAAAAAAGAAGGTCATTACGGAAATAAGAAAAAAATGAAAGAAGACATTGATGCCATCTTTTCTGGCGAAGATTTAGATGAAGACTTTAAATCAAAAGCTAAAATTATTTTTGAAGCCGCTGTTGATACAAAAGTAGATAGTCAAATGGAAGAAATTATTGAATACTACGAAAATAAAACAGAACAAGAAGCTACAGAACTTACTCACGTTCTCACAGAAAAGATAGATGAATATCTAGATTACTTTATTAAGGAGTGGAAAGAAGAAAATCAAGTGGCAATTACAGCAAGTATTAAAACTGAAATAGCTGAAGACTTCTTGGTAGGTTTAAAAAATCTTTTCTCAGAGCATTATGTCGATATACCTCAAGAAAAAGTAGATTTAGTCAATGAGTTTTCTGGAAAAGTAGAAACTTTAGAAAAGCAATATGATAAAGCTATTGAGGAAAATAAAAAGTTATCAGACGAAATAAAAGAGTATAAGAAAGAGATGATTATTTTTGAGCAGGCACAAGATTTAACAGAGGTTCAATTTGAAAAATTAAAAACTCTTTCCGAAAAAATAGAATATGTTAGTGATGAAGATTATATGGAGAAAGTTTCTATGGTTCGGTCAAAATATTTTGATGGAGAACAAGAAATTGTTAAAGCCGATGTGAATAATGAAAATGAATCTTCATTACAAACTGAAGAATTTGCCCCAACGATGCAACATTATGTTAATAGCATTGCAAAAGGTTTAAAGAAAGTTTAATGTAAATTTAATTTTTTATAAATAAATCAAGAGTAAATAACTACAAAGTTAAGGAGAAAAAAAAGATGAACATTGAATCACTTGTTAAAAAATGGCAACCAGTTCTTGAGCATCCAGACTTAACTGAGATTAAAGATAGTTTGCGTAAAACAACTGTCGCTCAGTTATTGGAGAATCAAGAAATTGCGTGCCGCGAAGGACAGTCAGGTGGTTATACTGCTCCTCAATCACTTTTGGAGGCAGCCCCAGTAAACTCTATGGGTACTTCAGCAAGTCCATCTACAGTGGCCGCTGGAAACGTAGATATTTATGACCCAGTATTGATTAGCTTAGTTCGTAGGGCTATGCCTAATTTAATCGCTTATGATATTTGTGGAGTACAGCCAATGACAGGTCCTACAGGACTTATCTTTGCTATGCGTTCCAGATTTTCAACACAAGGCGGTACTGAGGCACTATTCAACGAAGCAAACACAGCCTTTCCTAATACAGTTCAAGCACAAACAGGTTCTTCACCAGCAGACTTATCAGGTGGTACAGAATATACAGTAGGTACTGGATTAACAACAGCGGCCGCTGAAGCATTAGGAGATGGATCAGGACAAGACTTTCAGCAAATGGCATTCTCAATCGAGCGTGTTTCAGTTACAGCTAGAAGTCGTGCCTTAAAAGCAGAGTACACAATGGAACTCGCACAAGATTTGAAAGCAGTACATGGTCTTGATGCCGAGCAAGAATTAGCGAACATTCTTTCTACAGAGATTTTATCAGAAATCAATCGTGAAGTTGTTCGTCAAATCAATATCTCTGCTACAATCGGTGCCCAAGAAAACGTAGCATCAGCAGGAACATTTAACCTTGACGTAGATGCTAACGGACGTTGGTCAGTAGAGAAGTTTAAAGGCTTAATGTTCCAGTTAGAAAGAGAATCTAATGCGATTGCAAAGGCAACTCGTAGAGGAAAAGGTAATCTTATGATTTGTTCTTCTGATGTAGCATCAGCACTTCAGATGGCAGGAGTTTTAGATTACACACCAGCACTTGCATCAAACAACTTAGAAGTTGACGATACAGGAAACACATTTGCCGGTGTTCTAAATGGACGTATTCGTGTATACATTGACCCATACTTCTCAGCAACATCAGGAGTTCACTATGCTACAATAGGATATAAGGGTACATCAGCCTTTGATGCTGGATTGTTCTATTGCCCATATGTACCATTGCAGATGGTCAGAGCAGTTGGTCAAGATACATTCCAACCAAAGATTGGTTTCAAGACACGTTATGGAATGGTAGCTAACCCATTCGCTACATCAAGTGCAGACGGTGTAATTGCATTTGCTAAGAAGAATAGCTATTACAGAAGAATTGCTATTAGCAACATAATGTAAACCAGCATAGATTGGTAATTAAGGGGTAACTATTCAGTTGCCCCTTTTTTTTGCTTATAAATAATAACATGTCAACATTAGATATACAGCCATCAAATAATAGTTTTCTATCAAATAACAAGTATGAATTTGTTATTGATAGACTTCCTAATTTTACATTTTTCGTTCAAACAATTAGTTTGCCTTCTATGGCTTTGAATTCTACTTTAGTTGCTAATCCCACAGTTGCAATTCCAGTACCAGGAAATCAATTATCATTCGGACCTTTAGTTTTATCTTTTATTATAGACGAAGACTTGCAAGGTTGGTTTGAAATTTATAGCTGGATGACCCAATTAGGAAATCCAGAATCATTCGATAAGTTAGGAACACTAACAAAAGTATCAGGACAAAATAATAGTGTAACTTCTGATGCTACATTATTAGTAAAAACAAATTCCAATACAAATAATTGGAAATTCACATTCAAAGATATTTTCCCAACAGACTTGGCCGAGTTAGCATTTTCTTCCATTGAAGGTCAAGACTTCCAATCATCTCAAGTTACATTTTCTTATTCACACTTTCAAGCGAATCGGGCAACAGATATTTGACAAACATTTAAAAATTATGTTATACTAAAAATTTATAATATTGGAGAACTACATTGGAAAAAGATAATGCAAAACATAGAGAGTGGATTTTAGAATTAAAAAAACATCATGAAGTTCTTAACGAAAAAATAGAACGCATAGAAAGAAATCCTAATCTTCATGCAAGACCTGAAGAGTTAAGTGAATTAAAAAAACAAAAATTATCCATAAAAGACATATTAGTAAACAATATTGCTAAAGAATTGAAAAAAGAACTTTCTTCAGCTAATAAAAAAATTCGTGATGGAGAACTGCATTGACATTAGATCAAATTCTTGACGAGTGGAGAAAAGACTCTAAAATAGATACCACAAATTTTGATAATGAGTCAATT